CGCAGTTAGCTTGGTAACAAGCGACAGCACTGTATTCGACTACGATCCAGCTACTGGTGTATTCACTTACAGCGCAACTGGTTTGGACACAGACGAAGTTGCAGAAGGTACTACAAACCTATACTTTACACAAGCTCGCGCTCGTGACAGTATCAGCACAAACGGCTGGCAAATCAGTTACGACAACGCCACTGGTGTAATTAGTATAGCTACTCCAGATACAGATGACGTATCTGAAGGTACAACTAACCAGTATTTCACATTAGCCCGTGCACGTACAGCAGTCAGCTTAACAACTGATAACACTGATGCAATGAGCTATGACAATACAACTGGTATTTTCACGTTCACATTAAACAGTGTTGATACAGATGAGATCGCAGAAGGTGCTACAAGTTTATACTTCACAACAGCTCGTGCTCGTAATAGTGTAAACAACGGTGCAAATATCGATTATGATAGCAGCACTGGTACAATCAGCACACAAGCTGCGGTTTGGAGCGTAAATGGTCAAGAACACGCCGTTGTTCTAGATACAGATGACATCAGCGAAGGTAGCACAAACCTATACTTCACAGATGCTCGTGCAAGAAGTGCTATCACTCTAACTACAGATGACAGCAACATTCTAAGCTACAATACAGGTACAGGTGCTCTAACATTCGTTACACCTACAACTGACAGTATCGAAGAAGGTGCAGTAAATCTATACTACACTGACACTCGTGCAGACGGTCGTATTGCAGCAGCAAGTATCCGTGACCTATCCGATGTAGATGCAGATGATGCACTACAAGACGGTTATACGCTAGTTTGGAGTAGTGTACGCGGCGAATTCGTTCCACAGAACATCGCTGTAACAGCTACTACATTAAACTTTACTGGTGACGGTACAACAACTAGCTTCAGCACTGGTGTTGAAGTTTCAAGCATTGATAATACTCAAGTGTTTATCAACGGTTTGATTCAAGCGCCAACATACTCTTATACATTAAGTACAACAAGTAATGTAACAAGTATTGTGTTTGACACAGCTCCAGAAGCCAACGATTATATCTTCGTTCGTGTAAGCTCTACTAGCACATTGACTGCTGGTGGTATTCTAAACGAAAATAGTAACGTCGACGGCGGTACGTTCTAATTAGAAATAATTAGTACATAAAAAGGGCTCTTCGGAGCCCTTTTTTAACGATCTTTGAATTTGTATAAATATAAATATATTATTACACACCATCATGCCAATTTTCCGAGGTAAAAATTTTGTTAGCGCAGTATCCGACTATAAAGATAGTGTTCGCCTAGCCACACGATCTAATATAAATGTTAGCGCAAATATCTTTACAGTAGATGGGGTATCGTTATCAGACAAAGATAGAGTATTATTAGCCGGGCAAATTGCACAAAATCAAAATGGCATATATTCATGGTCCGTTTCTACAAGTAAATTAACAAGAGCAACTGATGCAGATAGTATTTTTGAACTAAGCAGCGGCAATAAAGTATATGTAGAAGAAGGAAATACACTGGGCAAAAGTTCTTGGACATTAGTAACACCCGGGGTAATTACTCCTGGTATTACAGCATTAGTTTTTGCTAAAGAAAGCAGAATTAATACCACAGATGTAAGTGGAAACTACGGCGGCCCCGGAAAAACATTAGAGATATCAGTAGACGAGACGGGCGAAATCAATTCTATCACTGAAGTAGATATTGATATCGACGGCGGCAACTTCTAATTTAACACCTGTTTCTTACACATAGTACTTTGTTTTGGCTAAATACTAGACGAATAGTAGAAATCGAACGTTCTATAATTTCAAGGGGTATATACTCAAATGGCCAATACAATTATTTTAAAGCGTAGTGCAACACCTGGCAAGGTACCAACGACAGGGCAGTTGGCATTAGGCGAAATCGCAATTAACACCTACGACGGTTTATTATACATCAAAAAAGATGACGGAACAGCCAGTGTTGTTCAAATCGGTGGTGTAACCAGTGTTAACGGCGAAACCGGTGCAGTAACAATCGACACAGGCGACGTTGCTGAAAACGGTAATCTTTATTTTACAAATGCTCGCGCACGTAGCGCGATCAGTGCAGGTTCCGGTATCACTTATAACAGTAGTACTGGTGCAATCAGCACAACACAGACATTAACAACAGCAGGTACACCTACTTTTGCAGGTCTAACTTTAACTGGTGGTATCAGCAGCATTGCTGGTGACATCATTCCTAGCGCAGACATTACTTATGATCTAGGTAGTCCAACAAGACAGTGGAAAGATATCTACGTTGGTCCAGGTTCTTTGTACGTTAACGGAAGTAAAGTTCTAGAAGACAATTCTGGTACTATTACATTCACAGCCGACGTTGATCAAAACATTCGCATCAACGCAGTTGGCGCAGGTGTATTACAATTAGGTTCTAGTACAACAAACGTTAACATCGACGGCACACTACAAATCGCTAGCGGTAAGAACATTACTGACAGCTCTGGTATCAAAGTTAACTTCGGTGATAACATCGAAATGAACGGTAACAAAGTTATCGGTCTTGGTGCTCCAAGTTCTGCAAACGATGCAGCTACAAAGACTTATGTTGATACAGCAATTGGTAATATTAGCACAAACAGTATCACACAAGGTAACAGTAACGTTCAAGTTGTTGATACAGGTACTGGTACTGTTACAGTTACAGTTGACGGCAGCACAGCATTGACAGTAACCGCTAGCGGTGTTGTTATCGCAGGTAACATGACAGTTAACGGTACAACAACAAGCGTTAACTCAAATACAATCAGCTTGGCAGACAACATCATCACATTGAACAGTGATGCAACTGGTGCTCCAACACAAAACGCTGGTATTGAAGTTGAACGTGGTGACGAAGCCAACGTGCAAATTCGTTGGAACGAAGGCACACAACGTTGGACATTTACCAACGATGGCGCAGTTTATCACCCAATCGTAGTTAATACAGACGGTTTAACAGAAGGTTCAACAAACCTATATCATACAACAGCTCGTGCTCGTGGCGCTATTAGTGCTAGCAGCGCAACAGGTGTAAGTTACAACAGTTCTACCGGTGCAATCAGCTTAGGTTCTATTCCTAACAGCAGTTTGACAAACAACAGCATTACTATCAACGGTACAAGCGTAGCACTTGGTGGTACACGTACTTTGGATACAGATGCAATCAGTGAAGGTTCTACAAACCAATATTTCACTACAGCTCGTGCACGTAGCAGTGTAAGTGCCGGTACAGGTATCAGCTACAACAGTACAACTGGTGCGATCAGTACAAGTGCTATTCCAAACGCAAGTTTGGCAAACAGCAGCGTTACAGTTGGTACAACAGCAATCGCATTGGGTGCAAGTGCTACTACACTGGGCGGATTGACAAGTGTTACATCTACTAGCTTCACTGGTGCTTTAACTGGTAACGCTGATACTGCTACAAGTGCAGGTAAGTGGACAACAGCACGTACAATTTCGTTGGGCGGTGACTTAACAGGTAGCGTGAGTTTCGACGGTAGCGCAAACGCAACTTTAACTGCCACAGTGGCAGCTAACAGCGTTGCATTAGGTACAGACACAACTGGTAACTATATGGTTGACCTAACTGCTGGCACAGGCATCACAGTTACTCATACACCAGGCGAAGGTTCTAACGCAACTGTAGCAGTTGACACAACTACAATCGCTACAAGAGCATACGTTGATAGTTCTGTTCAGGCTAAAGATAACACAGACGAGATCACTGAAGGTACAACAAACTTGTACTTCACTAATGCTCGCGCACGTGGTGCAGTTAGCTTTACAGCAGGCTCTGGTGCATACAACAGCACAACAGGTGTTATCACAATTCCTACAAACACTAACCAATTGACTAACGGTGCAAACTTTGCAACGACCAGTTATGTTGATAGTGCAGTAGCAGGTAAAGACAACACAGACGAAATCACAGAAGGTAGTACAAACTTGTATTTCACTAATGCTCGCGCACGTGGTGCAGTAAGTGTTACTGATGCAGGCGGCGACGGTAGTCTAAGTTACAATAGTACAACTGGTGTTATTACTTACACTGGTCCAAGTGCTAGCGAAGTACGTGCTCACTTCAGTGCAAGTACCGGTATAACAATTACTAACGGTGCTATTGCAACAACAATTACTCAGTACACAGATGCATTGGCACGTGGTGCAGTAAGTGCAGGTACCGGTATTTCTTACAACAGCACAACTGGTGTAATTACTAACAGCTTATCTACAAGCGGTGGTTCAATCGGCGGCGCTATTGCAGTTAGCGGTGCAATTACAGCTACTGGTGAAATTACAGCTTACTTCTCTGACTTACGTTTGAAGACAAACATTGTTCCAATCGAAGATGCACTAGACAAAGTCGAAGCAATCAACGGTGTTACATTTGATCCAAACGACGCTGCTCTAGCATTAGGTATTGATGATCGTCACCAGATGGGTGTTATTGCTCAAGAAGTCGAAGCAGTTGCTCCTGAATTGGTATGTGACAGTGCATTTGCTGGTTACAAAACAGTTCGTTATGACAAGCTAACAGCATTGTTGATCGAAGCAGTTAAAGAATTAAGTGCTAAAGTGAAGACACTGGAAGCACAGTTGGGTAACACAAAGCCAACATTATAATTTCCGGAAATTAAATGGGACTACGGTCCCATTTAATAGGATAAATAAACGAATAGGAGATTATAATGGCAGTTTTACCAGCAACAGGTTCTGAAATTGTTATGGGTCGTGTTAGACAATCATATAATAACGTAGCCCCAGGTGCCGGCCAAAATATTTCATTAGGTGGTACACTTGGTGGATTTTTAGGACAATCAGCAGGAACTCAAATTAGCTTGAGTTCTAGATTCGGCGGCAGATTAACACCGTTCAACTACTAATCTTAAGATAGAGAACTATAAATACCTCAGTAACCCTGAGGTATTTTTATGGCTAAACAAAAAACGGTACAACATGAAAAAGATGAAGTATTAGAGCAATTATTTGCACTATGTCCTTTCAACTCGACGAGTGAGTTTGAAAGACAAAACTTTATTGAATTAACAGGCGTAGCTCGCGCTCGTTATATAGTTTCTGTAATTAACAGAATTAGAAAAATCGACAGCGATTTAGAACTAGAGCAACGTACATTTGAACAAAATTGTTTGTTAGAAGAACGTGCGTACTTGGTTAAATTTATTAAAAATGAACCACAGAATGAACTTCAATCTATACTTACAAATTGGCAAATTACTGAAGAAGAGTATTGGATTGACTACCTAGGAAAAATTGCCGCTATAGAATTATTGACAATAGGCAAGCCTAGTTTAGAAACCATGACAAAAATGGTTAAACTTCCAGAAAGTGCTTATATTAAAGCTACACAAATCTGTGTTAAGTTAGCAAACGCAATCAAAGAAGCTACTGTAATGGCAGAACAAGAAATTGGTATTGATACAAATAACACTGCGGATGTTACAGATCCATCGGCGCCTTCTCAACCTAAGAAATTAAAACTTAAAAAAATTAAATGAACTATAATGAAATTCGATTAGCAATTTGTATCCCTACCAGGGATACAATGCACAGTGGTTGCACGTATTCGCTGTATAATCTTTCGCAAAAGCTAACCGAACACGATATAGATCATAAATTATTTTTAAGTCCAGGAACACTAATAGCAAACCAACGGCATGAATTAGTATTATCTGCAATAGAATGGGGTGCTACTCATGTCATGTTTATTGACAGTGACATAGAGTTTCAACCCTATCATGTATTTGATTTATTGGAATTCAATGAATTAATTGTAGGAGCTGCATATAGTAAACGAGTTGAACCGTTTATAACAACAGCTTGGCATAAAATATACGATTGGAATTCACACGTAGATGTAACTACGCAAACCGATAGCCATATACAAGTAGAATGTATGGCGCTAGGTTTTTGTTTAATTAATACATCTGTATTTGAACAACTAGAACTGCCATGGTTTATATTAGGCTACAATAAAGAAGTGCATCAATATACAGGCGAGGATATTGAATTTTTTAGGCAATGCAATGACGTCGGAATTCCGATTTGGCTTGATATAGCTACTACCTGCGAACTAGGACATTTAGGAACAAAATCATTTAAAGTTGCTGGCGGTATCGAAGTAGACCCTGCCATTTAGTATTCCATCTGTTTAGTTTAAGTATGTTAGCTTCTGCAGATACTATATTATCTTTATCTGCAAAATATCGTTGAACTGCAAGATCCTTTTCTGTATTGTCAATAAGCATGTTCAATGTGTTATCTTTAGTAGACAATAGTAACTTTATAATGGGATGATCCATGTCTTCTAGATTTAGTAAATGCTGAGTTTGTAAATACCAACGTTCTACGTAACTTATTTCAGGTTTAAATAAAGTATTCAGCAACGGATTGTTTAGCCGCACATCCCAGCAATAGTATAAGTCTAATGATCTAGCGACTTTAAGAGGTTGTTCCTTTTTGGGAAATGGTATTATTTCTGCCATTCTTTTTGTCCATCCAATTATAAAAATTCTTAAACTTTTCTTTCAACCGTTTTGAACTCAACATCTGCCTAGTCTTTGGATGTAAAGGGCCAGGCAAGTGATCTATATCGGTCCATGCATATCCTATATTCTCTTCGTTCAGCTCTGGTATAAACTCTTTATTAACTAATACAATATATGTGTCGTAGACAAAATCTTTACTACGACTATGATAACTATGCAACGGTATTATTTTTTTAATTTTTGTTAGTTGTAATTCTTCTTGTAACTCTCTCTTTAACGCATCTATAGGTTGTTCATCGGATTCTACTTTACCGCCAGCAAAGGTCCAAGTGTTAGGATGACTTTCAGTAGGGCTTCTTAGAACAGACATAACTTTATTAGTTTGCTCACTGAGAATAATTGCACCTACACCTTTAAACTGCTTCACAGATATAATCTCCACCATCCATTTTGATAAGTTCCTTCAACAGCACTGATCCATTGACCATTTCGCCATTCATATGTTAAACTCGTTGTAGTATTTAACACCACAGCATTAGAATTGCTAGTACTATCAAATGACACAGTCCATGTACTTCCGTTGTATTGTATAATGTCATTGGCTCTAGCATTTACTATACCCCAGTATGAATTGTTAGGAACATCTTCTAAAATTAAGTAACGTTGCCCTGTAATAGCTGCTGGTAAATTTTTTCCTGGAGCACTTTTACTAGGATTAATAATAGCATTAACTGCGGCTTCTGTAGATGGAGGTAAACTATCGCTGTCCACAGATATGTAAGCAACATTTGATTTAGTAGGATCTTCATCCAAACTATCTATTACTGCAACAATGTCAGAACTAGGGTCACTGGGATCTATACCACGACGTAATCTTAGATTACTAATACCAGACTTCATTTCACCGAATGGTTTAAGTATATTTGCCCAACTTAATAAATCGCCATTACTATCAGTGCCACCTCCTGCACTGTTTAATATTATTGCTCGATCACCTGTAATTTGTAATTGTAATTTTAAATTTTCAAAAGTAACAACTACCCATTCCTTGTTAGGAACAGGATCGCTGGGATTCCAATCTAACATACTATCGTTCTGCTTCTTTTTAATTTCAGTAAGGATGGTATGAATAAGTGTTTGTCGTTTAACTTTAGCAGGAGGATTGATTAGAATAGGCAATGTAAAGTTTAATGCGGCAACATCAATGATGTCATCAGTACCTTGCGGCACACTTCTAACAGTCCAAACTACGTTAACTAATTCTGTGTAAGTTAAGTTACTCCAGTCAAATTGATTGTCGTTGGTTTTTAAGTTAATACTAGGATTGAACAATACTAATAATTGTTCCATTAGTTGTAGTTTTTGATCTGTATTGCTGGTCCATATATCCACTTGAACAGTCAAGTCATATGGTACAGGCATATAGCGTTCGATGGTATAAGTGTTGCCTACTTCACCTTCTAAATATTGTCCAGTAACGTTGTCAAACTTCTTTTCATAAACACGTTGAGTATCTACGTGTGTAGGGTTTGTTCTACGTTCTGCACTAATTTGTAAATCAGTTACATAGCAACTGATAAATGGTACAGTATTGATAGCATTCTCACTTTGGTTCTTTAGTATGTGTGCAGCCATACGATTAATATCACCATAGCGTACTGGCACTTGAATGTAGCTTTCATTGCCATCTCTGTCTTTGCCAGTTTTGACACTAAACCCACCTAAGATCCGCATAAATTGCAGTAAGTATTTTCTTATTTGTTCATCGTAAAAATATTGCATGGTTAATCTGCCTTGGGTTTAACTACTTGACTTAATGCTTG